GGAAGTCGCTATAGCGAGAGTCCGCACCTTTGCTCACCAGTCGCTATGTGTCGTACAATGCCCCTCCATGCGTGGCCTGGATTTACTCACCCCTGTAGCCGTTGCTGTCATCATGGGAGGCCCAGCATGGTTTGGCATTCGGCGGCTTAGGAGAGAGAATACCGAGCAGCATGACTCAAACTCCTCACTTCTGGGTCATGTGAGCCGCCAAGTAGACAAGATCGACACCGAGGTGGACGGGCTTCATGTCTGGACCGCCAAGCATGACGAGCATCATCGTCATCTAGAGACAAAGGACTAACTATTATGAGCAACATCAACTTTCGTGACCTTGCCGAGCGCCTCGTCTGGACCGCCGTCCAGTCCGCAGGCGGCACACTCATGGCTGCCGGAGCCATTGAAGGGGTGGAGGCGTGGCACGCCGCCGCCATCTCCGGGCTGTCGGCCATCGTGACCGTGCTCACGACCTTCGCCCGAACCCGCCTAGGAAAGTTGGAAAACTAATGGCACGTTCATACGAGTCTGGCGCAACGCCGACCACTGTCACCGGGTCGGATCAGGCGGTTCTGACCACGAAGGGCACATACCTGGGGATCTCAGTGCGGGAAACTGGAGGCTCCAACACGGCCACGGCCAAGATTTACGACAACGATTCGGCAGCCAGCGGAACGGTCATTGACGAGTTCACAGTGTCGGCAGCAGGCGCTCTTTCGCACTGGTTCGGCCCCGGCGGCATCAGCCTGGCTAACGGCATCTACATCGACGTGTCAGGCTCTGGCGCACTGTCCGGTAGCGTGTACCACCTCTCGTAAAGGGGCCTGCACCATCAGTAGTTTCTCTGAGGCACTTGGTGCCCCTACAGGAAGACGCCCTCTGGTGGATGTCGTTCTAGAGGTGTTGGACGAAGACTCACGCCAAGAGTTAGAACACGCCTTAGTGAATCGGCTTTACACAATCTCAGCGATTGCGGCTGCACTTCAAAACCTGGGGGTCGATGTAAGCGAAAGCACCGTGAGGCGCTGGCGCACCCAGGGAAAAATCACCTAGCCTGAGGAGATGGTGGTGTGGCTGACTTCCAAGACAGTCTCAATGAAGCGTCCACAGTGGATGATCTACGCAGCACGATTGCGCGACTATCCCGCCAACTTCAAAAGGCAAAAGATCGGGGGGAGGAACTGGTCGAAGCCGTCTACCGGGCTGCCAGAGATGCCTCCTCAGGACTCACGATTCCCCCAGTAGCCGCACCAAAGAAAGACAGTCGCAAAAAGGGCGAACAGGTCGCCGTGGCAGTGCTGTCGGACTGGCAGTTGGGCAAGCAAACTCCGGGGTACAGCAGTGAAATCTGCGAGGAGCGGATTGAACGCTATGCCGACAAACTGGAAACGATTGTGGGGATGCACCGAGAGGCCATCCCGATCAAAACCCTGAAGGTCTACCTGCTGGGGGACATCGTAGAGGGGGAGATGATCTTCCCTGGCCAGGCGCACCTAATCGACTCGTCGCTCTACCAACAGATGACGGTTGACGGCCCACGCATCCTGTGCAACTTCTTGCGCCGTGCCCTGACGATGTTTGAGTCGGTTCATGTCGTCGGAGTGATCGGCAACCATGGTTCGCTGGGCGGGCGTGCCCGAAAGGATTACAACGGCGAGAGCAACGCAGACAGGATGCTCTACAACATCTGCCGTCAGATCATGGGTGGCGAGAAGCGGCTGTCTTGGTATGTGCCCTGGGAGAAAGACGAGCGGGCATGGTACGCGGTGGACCGCATCGGGGACCACGGCTTCCTGCTAGCCCATGGTGACCAGATCAGGGGAGGCGGGTTTGGGGGGTTTCCCTTTTACGGGCTGGCCAAGAAGACTTGGGGCTGGGCCGTTGGCGGCGTCCCTGAGGAGTTCAACGAGGTCTTGATCGGCCACTGGCACCAGCCGACAAGAGTTACCTTGAACACCATTACTGCACGGGTAAACGGCAGCACGGAGAGTCACAACACATACGCTCAGGAGCAGTTGGCCGCAGTGGGACGCCCTTCGCAGTGGCTTCTCATGGTTCACCCTAAGCACGGGGTATCAGCCGAGTATTGTGTGTACTTGGACCACTAAGAAAAGGGCTGTGGAAGTGAAAAAGTTTGACTGGTTGAAGCGGCGAGCCGAACACGTTGCCAAGTTCAACCCCTATCACGATGAGCGTGGGAGGTTTACAACCGCCCGGAATGCGGTCACCACGGCTGGTTTTGAGGGAAGCGGCGGCCGTGGAGGAGTTGATCTGCCGAGTGACGTGGGCGACGGTCCGCGCCGTCATGGATCACCGCATGAACGACCAGCGCATCCCCCCGCGACAGTTCACCACCGTCGCCCAGGTCCGCGCCATCCGAGCGAACCGATGAGGGTTCTCCGATCAGACGACGACGGCGAGGTCAAGGCCAAAGAGTTCTGGAAGGTCTGACGCTGGGGCCACATTGGTGCTGACAGCGGAGCGAGTACCGACGCTCTCATGTGTTATTGTGCTGGCCGTCCGGCCCCATGAGAACCAATCGGAGCAATAGGTGCCTAGCCCAAACACTACCGGTGCCGATGGTGGCACTGGCCCAGCACGGTCTGGGTACGACGGCAAAGAGTTTGATCTAAAGTTCGACCCGTTTGATGAAACGGGCCTCACAGGGCTTCGCCGCTCGGCAGGCTTTGTCACCGAGGAGTTCCTCCCCCAACTCGCCGGGTTTAGAGCCAACGAGGTCTACCGCGAGATGCGGGACAACGACCCCGTGGTAGGAGCCATTCTGTTCGCCATTGACCGGCTGGTGCGCCAGGTGGCGTGGCGAGTGCAGTCCAAGTCCAAGAAGCATGACGACGAGATGGCCGCTGTTTTTGTCGATTCGTGTATGCACGACATGAGCCACTCTTGGGAAGACCTCATCTCAGAGGTTCTGTCCATGCTGGTGTTTGGGTGGTCATACCACGAGATTGTCTACAAGCACCGTAACGGCCCCAGTCAAGAAGACTCCAGCAAGCGCAGTCGGTTTGATGATGGTCGGGTGGGCTGGCGCAAGATTCCCGTCCGTGCTCAGGAAACCCGCATTGAGTGGATTTTCGATGAGAAGGGTGGCATTTTGGGGATGCGCCAGTCGCCTCCCCCGCACTATCACCTTGTGGACATCCCCATGGAGAAGGCGCTTCTATTCCGCACCTCCACCAACAAGAACAACCCAGAGGGCAGGTCCATCCTTAGGACTGCGTACCGGCCGTACTACTTCAAGAAGCGGATTGAAGAAATCGAGGCCATTGGGATCGAACGTGATCTGGCTGGGTTCCCAGTTATGTACGTTGACCCTCAGATCATGCGGAGTGACGCTACGGATGGGCAAAAGTCGGTGTTCACCGACTACCAAGACATGGTGTCCAACATTCGCCGGGATCAGCAAGAAGGCGTGATTCTCCCGGCGATCTATGACGAGAACGGGCACCAGTTGTACCGGCTGGAGTTGCTTTCGTCTGGCGGGTCCAGAGAGTTTGACACCAACACAGTGATTCAGCGGTACGACCAGCGCATTGCCACCTCTGTCCTGGCCGACTTCATTCTGCTGGGGCAGCAGCAGCACGGCAGTTTTGCGCTTTCAGTAGACAAGACCGACCTCTTTGCCACATCACTCAGAACGTGGCTGGAGATCATCAGGACCGTCTTCAACGAGTACGCCATTCCCCGCCTGTTCAAGTTGAACGGGTTCGACATGACCCGGCTCCCTACGCTGGAGTACGGGGACATTGAGACGCCGCCGCTGGGGGAGTTGGGCAACTACATTCAGGTGCTGGCAGGGGCGGGAGTGCCCCTGTTCCCAGACGACGAACTGGAGAACTACCTCCGGCAAGTGGCAAGCCTCCCTGCTCGTCAACAGCGCACAGGCCAGGTTCCGGGTCAAAGTGTGCCAGGGCAGGGCAACGCCCGCTCTGCCGAAAAGCAACCGGAGCCTGTTGCCCAGCGGCAGCCCACACCCAACACTAAGGAGTAGCCATGCCCCGGCGCTTTAGTGGGGCCGCACTCCTCCAGGCACTGTCGGCGTACTCCGACACTATGGAGCGGAAGGTGCGGCGCGCCTTCTTTGACGCGATCAAGCAGTTCTCCAGCACCGGAGATTTGCCCACCATGATGCGCCAACTCCAGCAGGGCCAAATCGTGCCCGACGATTTGCCTGCTCGTATCGAACAGTTGTCCATGAATACGGACGAGATCGCCCGGCTGGTACAGCAAGCCGTGAAGGGCGCTGGCTCCATCACTGCCAAAGAAGTCGGGTTTGAGACGGCTTGGGATGTCACTCAGCCATCAGTCATCACTGTGGCACGAGATTTGGCAAACCGAACTCTTGTAGATGTCCAGTCAAACACGATGCGTACTCTCGCAGACACAGTTGAAGAAGCCATTGTCACAGGGATGCACCGGGATGAACTGGTGCGCCAGATTCGCCGCAATGTCGGGCTACTTCCACAGCACGCTGTGGCGGTCCAAAGGTATGAGCAAAACCTGCTGAACCAAGGGCAAGCGCCAAGCCAGGCAGCCAAGTTGTCTAACGGCTATGCCAACCGGCTCTTGTCGTATAGGGCCAAGATGGTTGCGCGCACCGAAGTGGCCAGAGCACGAAGCCACGGCCAGCAGATGTTCTGGGATCAGGCAGAGAAGCGACGGTTGCTCCCAGCCGATACACAGCGAGTCTGGATCACAGCCCAGGACGAGCGAACGTGTCCAGTGTGTGCTCCCATGGACGGCGTGCTGGTCGGGCTACACCAGCCTTGGGCTACTGACACTGGCCCTGTGGATGTACCAACCGACGTTCACCCACAATGCCGGTGCGCTATGGGCCTGGTATTCCCAGGGATCACCAAGCACATTGTGAAGTTCAACCCCTATCACGATGAACTTGGGCGGTTCACGACCGCAGACAATACTGTGACTACTGCGGGGTTTGAGGGCAGGGGCGGCCGTGGGGGCGGCAGTGTGAGTGGTGACGCTTTTGCCGCCAACAGAGAGTTGGTTGTTGCTATGGCCATGCTGGGCGTGCAGATGAGCGGTCGGGAACTAGACCCGCTTGAAGAAAAGATGCTTGAAGAAGCACGCGAGGGCGACATAATCATATTTGATGGCAGCGAGGAGACTGCTGTTGGCAGCCTGTCCGATGACGGCGACGATGGTGTCGTCGCGCTCAACTTTAGAGTTGAGGACCGCGCAGAGATCAAGGATGGGGGTGCCGAATGGGTGGCTGGCTTTATGACTGACGCAGAAATAGAGGTGTGTGCGAGTCAGTGGGGTGACACTCTGAACAATGATGCGCTGGCCCTGGCAGAAGTAGTTGTTGCAGAACGCCACGATATGTGGGCGAAAACAGCAGGAGATAGCGACTCAAAATCGCTGGCCCTCCAGTTGGCCGCAGCGGAGATGCAAGAGTGGGACAGTGAGCAGATCGCCAACCGAGTGTTTCGTGGTCTAGACCCAGGCGGCATGGAAGTGGCTCGTGCCGCTGCCGATAAGGCAGTGTCACAAGTTGAGAAAGACCCCACGCCGTGGGCGCTAATGAGTAGCGCTGGGCAGGAAGAAGTTGTCAACCGGCACCTGCCTCCACAGGACAGCCTGGTCATGGCGTCCAACTGGATGCAGCCGGTGACGCCACAGATTGCGGCCATGGCTCTGGTGGAGCATCGGTTTGCTGCGGCAGCCAACAAGGCTGTATTGGCAGCAGAACAGCGCGCTACACGCCACGACCTTCCTTGGGTAGTGGGCGATGCTAAAACAATCACGCTGTACCGCGGGGTGATGGTTGACAAGGAGCGAGTGGTCCACAGTCCGACCCATGTTGAGTACCGGCTGCCATCGGCCACCAAAGTCCGTAGTGAGTCGGCCCCACTGTCGTCATGGTCAGCGGTTAGGGCTGTTGCTGAAACATTTGCTGGCCTCAAAGGGGTGGTCCTAGAGGCAGAGGTGCCCATCAGTTCTATCGTGGGGCTAAGCACCAACGGGTTCGGCTGTATTTCAGAAGGCGAAGTCATTGTGAATGGCGACTCGTTTGATGCCATTGTGATGGGCGACGATCTTGAAAAGAGTGCAAGCCTTGGTGGCCCTGCTCCGGCTGGAGAGGTTCACAAAGCCATTCTGCCCATCAACCTTGATGCCACGGATGAAAACCAAGACTGGCCGAAGCGGACACCTGACACTTACGAAGCACTGGGGATTTCGCTCAGGGTTGAAACTACCGGAAGTGGCGAACTGAACCCTGTGACCGGTATTGCCATGTCAGGGGCCGAGTTCGCTGACACGATGGCAGTCTTGTTCCGGGCGAGAGCGCCACGCATCGTCAAGTTCAAGCAGATGTTTGGCAGCGGGCTTGAAGTCACAAAGGCGGGCTTTGCCACCCATGATGGGCCACTAAGCCTGGAGTCGCTGCCTGCCTATTCACGAGATTTGCGGGTAGTGCTAGGCAAAGAGTGTGCGAGAGCAGTGGCTGTTCAGGTCGCTGACTTTGATTGTGGAGAAGTGGTTCTGTACGGGTTGAGCCGAGGCCACACCCCAACTACACAGGCCGATCCAATGCAACGGGTGGTCAAGGTAGGCAACGACGCTTACTTGTCGCCGCTTGGCAAGTACAAGTTCACCCGCAAGCAGTGGTACGAAGCCCAGCAGCGGACCTCACGCCAAGGTGGCGGGTCGTGGGGTGACTACACACCGCCCGACGCCATGGATAGGCGTGACGACCTTCAGTGGCGAAGCAAGTTGAGGAAGGGGGCTGCACAAGAAAACAAGTCGCGCCCGGCAGCAGTTCACAAGTTGATGCAACGGTTTGCTGCCCCTGTAACCAACACGGGCACTTGCCCCAAAGATGGCGAATCCATCTTGCAACTGGTGGAGCGCAATGGCCGCCCCACGCCAGTGGTCTACAGCGCAGTTACCAAGTTCAATCCCTATCACGACGAACTGGGCAGGTTCACTACCGCGGACGCAGCAGTCACCACCAGTGGTAATGCTATGAGGGCCAACCGGGGAGTTGCCATTTCGATGGCTGAAGTATCACTGGGCAAACTATCTGGTGCTGACAAGGCGTTGCTTAGAGACGCTCCTGCCGGTGCTGTTGAGTTTATTTCCGGTTGGGAGCCCGTTACTCGGGGCGTACAAACGCGTGGGGCGCAGGTTGAGGTTGTTGTCACTCGGCGCGAGCGTAGAGAAATCAAGCGGCGGGGCGCTAAGGCCATCGCTGATGAGATGACCGACGACGAACGGGCGGCGTGTACGCAGGCCATGGCGGAGTTGTACGGAGAACTAGATCAAGGGACTTACGGCAACAGAAAGACCGGCTTTATTACAACATCAAACGCTCCTGAAAAGTTCGTGGCCAGGCAGCACAGCCAGTGGGCTGCCACTTCCAGTGGCAATCCACACGCACTTGCAATACAGTTGGCAGCAGCAGAGATGCAGGGTTGGGACAACGAACAGATTTCCAACCGGGTGTTTCGTGAAACTCCAAACGATGTGGTGGCTGCGGGTCGTGAGATAGCCAAGCAGGTAATCGCGAACGCTGGGGGCAACACCGCGGGACTGCTTGACCACGAAACTTCTAGTGCAGCCATAAGAACGGTGGTGCAGGGTGACACACTTAGCCCTTACTTGAGCATTGCTGTCGCTGGCCCGGTTGTCGGTGCGCCACCAAGAGCGATAGGCACTGTGACTGCCCAAACCTTTATTTATAGTGAGTTGTTGGGGGCCGCTTACAAGGCGGTGCTAGCAGCCAACCAGCGGGTGAGCCAGAAGCGCCTGAAAGAAGCAGTTGGCGACACCCCCACTATCACCCTGTTCAGGGGTGTGTATACAACTGTCGCAAGTCTATTTGGTGATGAGTTTTACGGCGGCGGCGAGCAGGCTGTCACAGGGGGAAAGATCCGTAGTAAGTCGTCACCACTGTCGTCGTGGTCGGTGTCGCGCCCCACGGCACGGAAGTTTGCCGTGGGTTACGACCAAGAAGGAGTTGTATTACGGGCAGAGATACCAGTCAGTTCCATCGTTGGTGTGAGTTCACAGGGCTTCGGTTGCATTGTTGAAGGTGAGGTGGTTGTCAACGGCGACTCTTTCGTTGCCAAGGTGGACACTCAAGCCAGTGACATCACTAAGGGTGTGGCGGGGAGGCCAGCACCAGCCGGGAGCCTGAGGAAAGCAATCCCCACCATCAACCTTGATGCCACGGATGAAAACCAAGACTGGCCGAAGCGCACGCCAGACACCTATGAGGCGCTGGGACTCCCGTTGCCGATTGTGAAGTTCAACCCATATCACGATGACAGAGGGCGCTTTACGACTGCCGCTAACAACACGACAGGCAGTCAGCGAGTGCCCGAACAGGGATTTGACGGGACGCCAGAGGGTCTTGTGAACGCGATCAAGCGCACCTTCCAAGACCACGGCTTCAGTCCGAGGCACAGCAAGTCAGCAGTGTCTGAGGCTGAGTATGTGAGTGTGGGCACTGAGACCCAGGACGTTACGGTCCGAGTGGCTGCCCATAGTCGTGAAATCCCCTATGACTCCACGATTGACGTGTGGGCCAACATCCCAAGGTACGACCGAATCGGTTTGGGCAAGCCGCGCTTTTCAACACAACACTGGACCATTGGAGTTAGAGATGCCTTGGGTCGTTTGGGCACCGCACCAAACAATGACCTCCAGCGGCTTGTTCAGGAAGTGGGCACCCCTAATGCCGCGGCTCAGCACGCTGAACTGAAGCAAAGAGAAGCCCGGTACTGGCAGCGCCGTGAAGACGACCGGCGTGCGGGCATGGCCGAGCATCTTCATAACACTGGCGAGACGTATATCGCAGACGAATGGGTGTATGACCGAGAACGCAACAAGGTGGTCACTAAGTTCAACCCCTACCATGACGAACTAGGCAGGTTCACCACTGCTCGTTATGCCGTTACGATTTCAGGGGGAAACCTCCCGCCGGTCGCTGGCTCTGAGGAACTCTGGAGCGCTCAAGGGCGTGAGTTGTTCAGAACGCCGCTAAGGAGCAAAGGCGCTTCGATAACGCAAGAGTCCGCTGGCGGCGAGGTCCAGTACACCATTCAATATGGTGACCTCCAGTTGGAGACACGGGCCGCTTCAGCCGAGGAGGCGCTTGGCCGGTTTGACAACGAGTGGGTTTACTGGGAAGGCAACTATCGGCTGCGCCACGCTTCAGCAGCCATCGTAGGGCTGCCACCGCCAAAGTCTGTTGAGCATGTCACCGATGCCCTTAGCGAGACAATTGCTACCGGCGACGCCAGTGCAATGCGTGAACGCGATGCGGCTGATGCTGTGACCCTAGACCGCCTTAGGGCTGGGGAGAAAAGAGATGACGCATGGCGTTGGTCGAGAAGTTATGGTGCCCAGACGACTGTTGACGAAGCAGTTGGGGGCGTTGTAGCCAGGGCATACGAAGCCATGAGGGCAGTTGGAGGGGCTGATGAAACCTCACCCTTGCTCCATCGTGGGATGTCTGATGTTGACCGTGCCTCTCCGCTGTTGTCTGCACCCATCGGCACCAAATATGGGACTGCACTCACCGCATTTAGCCCTGACCCAAGCATGGCTATGCGGTTTACGCATAACGACAGGGAAAAGGGTGCCCCGGAAGTGCTAGTGGTCCTAAAGCCTGGGGCCAAGTCTTATGTGGGCGACACCGGTGCCCCACAGGTCCATCCCAACCCAGTGTGGGCACCCAACAAGGGGTGGCGCTTCGACGGTTCTATTGAGCACATCACCCAGGGTGTGTTCAAGATCGTTGACCGCTTTCAGCCCAAGGGGGTTGACCCAGAGGTAGTCGGGTGGAAGGACTACCTAGAGCCAGGGCGAGGCCACAAGACTTATGCACCCGGAGAACAGACTCAGGGTGTTGAGTGGGTTGTTGTTGTCGAGCAGGTGGGGTCGTACTTGCCCAATCCAGACGGCACAGTGATGTATGTAGAGAACGATAAGCCAAGTGGCCCACTGCCGTCCTCAAACTACGGGAACGAAGTGAACACTTTTGACGATGTTGCCAAGTTCAACCCCTACCATGATGAACTAGGGAGGTTTACGACTGCGGACAAAGACGTAACTGGGGTGGCCAGCGACCTTTACCAAGGTATGCACAAGCCATCCGCTGACAGCGCACCGCTCTACGACTTGCTGGACGACGACGGCTGGTTCCCTGACGATGTTTACACAAGCCCTAGCCTGTATATGTTTGGCGACCGAGCCATACAGCAGGAAACGCTGAGTGCTATTCGCCATGCGCGTGGGCGACCAGACGCTCTCGTCACGGTTTATAGGTCAGTCCCGCCGGGGACTACTGCGATCAACTCAGGAGATTGGGTTGCGCTTTCACGCTCTTATGCCGAGCAGCACGGCCAGGACCGAGTATATGAATACTTTGACGCTGATGCAGTGTGGCCAGATGATGAAAGCGGGAAGGGGATGTGGGTGTCTTCCCGAGTGAACTGGGCAGTGCTTTCTGCCGAAGTTCCAGCCCACACTATTCGCAGTGGAGGCAATGACCTGATTGAGTGGGGATATTGGGGGGGGAAGATTGAGGCTGGGGGCATCAAGAAGTTCAACCCCTACCATGATGAACTGGGCAGGTTTACCACCGCCGACAACAATGTCACTGGGGCGGCAACAGCGTCATCGGATCAAGCCGGGGGAAGGCTGGCCGCTAGCCAAATCCTTAGCACCGCCCTGGGCTGGGGCCAAAGGGAAGCCGAACTGCTGGCTGCACATGGCCCTTCGCTGGCAGTGCGCTCATCCGTCACTTACACCGACTGGGTGCGAGAGCCTGGGGATCTCAGTGCGGGACTGACCTATACAGTTGAGTTGGACCTGAACGAACGTAACTCAAACTCCACTGCTGTTGTGGGCCTGTCAACGCGCACCAGATCAAGAGTCAAGGCCGAGGGCATTGCTAACACTGCCTTTGAAATGCGCCCGGACGAACTGGCCGCCGTCAACGAGATGTTCCTCGCTTGGGAGCCGGACTACTGGCTCACTGGGATGGAAGCCGCGGAAGCATTGGTGGAAGAAGTACACGGCCGCTGGTCGCAAACGGCCGGAGATCATTCCGAGGGTGCCATGGCACTCCAACTGGCAGCGGCCCAAGAGGCTGGCTGGTCTGATGAGGAGATCAGCAGCCGTGTGTTCTACGGCCTCAGCGACAACGACTACCAAAACGGTAAGGAGATAGCGGAGAGCGCGATCCTGCACAACTTGGGCAGCGTGGCCGATAGCATGTCACGCCCCATCAAGGCTTCTCAGGCTGTGAGGAACGCTTCCACCTTGCTGTTTGCCTCCTCTGACGAAAAGTTTGTTGCTCGTGTGATGACGTTGGCCCACATGAGCAGTGCTGCCAACAAGGCGTATCTGGCAGCCTCTAAGCGTCTTGCACAGGAAGCGATGAAAGATGTCGGAGGGCCACAGCAAACGGTCACTCTCTACCGGGGGGTCCAAATACCCAAGAGCCGCTCGACGCCTTATTCTGAACTTGGCAGCAAGGTTGTCAACGCGTCATCGCCGCTTAGCAGTTGGTCATGGTCTTTGTCGGCAGCAATCCCATTTATGCGTTATGGAGGGGTGGAAGCAGACGAGGTTGCCTATGTCGTGAAGGCTGAAGTGCCAGTCAGTGCCATTGTGGGGGTGGCAAGCCAAGGGTGGGGGTGCTTGTCAGAAGGTGAGGTCATTGTGGATGGCACGGTGCCTTTTGAGGCTCAAACGATTGCCTACACGGACAATGTGGGGAGGACGGTGTTGGAGACATGACACTGCCAAAAGTCAACTTCGACGACTCCATCAAAAACCAAGACTGGCCGAAGCGCACCGACGACACCTACGCTGCTCTAGGACTTTCGTCCTCAATCTCCAAGTTCAACCCGTACCACGACGAGTTGGGGCGGTTCACCACAGCAGACAAGGATGTGACTGGGGCTGCGGGCGGCCCTCATTACCACCCTAAGTCGGGCCTGAGAGCGAGGGCGCTTGAGGCCATGGGGCGTGACCCCGACCAGGGTGAGTTGTTTGATGGTGGAGAAGCCTCCCTGGAAGTGCGTGATTGGGAGGGCTACATCCGAGACATCGACCGCCGACAGAGGTGGTACAACAAACTGAGAGAAGCGGACGCCGAACGCACACTTGACGAGCCAGCCGACATTCCGGGCCTGGACTACCAGCCGGGCGTGTGGACCGAGGAGCAGGCTGCTGGCTTCAAGCAACTAGTGCAACAGTCGCTTCATGTGGATATCGCCGACTATGAATCTCTGGTGACCGAGACACTGGTGCGGTATGTGACGAGCGTGGGGGAAGAGGAGGCAGCCCCACTGGTGGCCTTGGGGCTAGTGACTGGCATCCACGATGGGGGCCGAACGGTGGATGTGGACATGGATCGGGCGCAAGAGTTGGGGGTTGTGCCGACCGCCGAAGAACTAGGGCTTGAGATTGCATCAGCCGTCCGGCACAAACTTGACGACCCCTACGCCACACCAGCAATCAGGGTGGGGAGTGACGACTTGCTAGAGGCGGTGGTTGGGGATGAATACCTCAATGGGTTTCAGGCGGGCGGCTCATCCAGTGTGGGATTCAACAACGCGCGGCGAATGTTTATTGAGGAGACTGGGATGAATGTTCCCCAGGGGGCCACAAACACACAGCGGCCAGTGTACGGGTACTTACGGACCTCAGAACATGACGAGTGGGACGGCAAGGTGGAGCAGTACGGCGAGTACCGGCTCGCGCTTAGCCCCAGCGCTATGAGTAGGGCAACCGTCACCATTGGCGACTCTTTTGGGATGCAAACAGCGTTCCGTGTGCAAGAGTCTCCTCTCCCCAACTGGGCGCTCCTAGCCATGGCGAACACTAAGCAGGGGAGTTCTTTGTGGGAGCGAGAAGTTGCCGACACTGTGATGTTAAGGTTGGACCGTTTGCCGGGGGTGCAGGGAGCCATCAGGGAGGGGCTGGACTACAGCGGGTATGTGCGCGAGGAGTTTGAGGAAGGCAACTATGTGGAACTACAGGTTCACGGCGCTCTCAACATCAGCACCGATGTGGTTTCGCTGGACACGGGCGGTGGATACCACCGTCCGAGCGATGCCTTGTTGGCAGCAGTGGACTTGATAAGCAAGCGTAAGTGGCCGGTTGTCATCAACGACTCTTTTGGCTACGACTTGGAGGGTGACTACGACGTAGCCAACCTGAACGACTCAGTTCGTGACCGGTTTATTGAGGAGATGGCCAAGTGACAATCAAAGTGTTGGGCCACCGAGACTCGCTCTATGTAGTGCAAGACACAAACACCCCTGAAGACACTGCCTACATTGTGAACGCCAACAACGGAACCGTATACCCACCCACCCCGCTTGCATCCATCCAGGCCAGGGGCAAGTGGTATGGCGCTGACGATGCTCCGACTGAACGCTTGCAAGCCATTATGAATGGCACGCCGGTATTTCGGTTCGTGCCAGCAGAGGCTTTCCTGAAAGGGGCCTAGACAACTAACATACGGGCGTCTTTGTATTTCTGTTGCCAGGGACGGTCGCGAATGAAGCCGATTAGGGCCGATATTGTCAAAGTTGAAGACGACCAGCAGTTGGTGTTTGGCTGGGCCAATGTCATCAAGACAGCCGACGACCTCGTGCTGCTGGATCGCCAGGACGACTTCATCGACAGTGAAAGCGAACTAGAGAAGGCGGCGTATCACTACGTTCTCCATTCGCGTGATGGGGGAGAGATGCACGTTCAAAAGGGCGTGTCCACTCTGGTGGAATCCATCGTGCTCACCAAAGAGAAGCAGGATGCTCTTGGCATCAGGCCGGGCTCCGTCCCCACCGGATGGTGGATCGGGTTCAGGGTGAATGATGGGCGTGTGTGGGATCAGGTCAAGAAGGGTGGGTATGTGGGCTTCTCAGTCCATGGCACTGGCAGGCGTCAGCGCATCGACCTTCCAGACGGCGGCTACACCGACATCGGCAAGAACAGCAGTGACATCAGCAAGGTGGTTCGACAGAAGCCGAATGGCCGCTGGTGTGTGTACTCAGAAAGCGGGAGGCTCATGGGGGAGTACGACACTGAGGCTGAGGCCAAAAAGCGGCTTGCCCAGATCGAACGCTTCAAGAAAGGGCAGCCGACGCCATCTGAAGTGCATGTGGACAGCACAGAATGGGAGAAGCGGAAGCGGAAGCGGCGCACGCTGGCCAACGCTTTCCTCGCCAAGTTCAACCCCTATCACGACGAACTAGGGCGCTTCGCTACAGCCGAGGGAAGTGCGGGGGCTGCTGAGAGCCACCCTCGCTTTGGGGGGAGCAAGCCACGCTCAGAGGAGGAACTGCGAGCGACGATTGAAGACGCCATTAGAACCGACGACAGGTTTGCTGGTCACAAAAGGTATGGCTCTCGCGACTACAGGCGCATCGCCAACAATATTTCGCTCAAAACGGGAGAGAAAGTGACAGTAAGGCAGGTGAGAGAAGTGGCGGTTAGCGCAGGAATCACGCGTGCTCAAAGAGAAGACCAGGAGCGTGAAGGGCGCAAGCGAATGGTTGAGAGGTTTGAGAGAAAAGAGCGCGAGCGCCGCGCATTGGCCTCCGCTGCGCTAGCCAAGTTCAACCCGTACCATGATGAACTTGGGCGGTTTACGACTGCCAACAGTGCTGTGACTACTGCGGGGTTTGAGGGCAGCGGTGGTCGTGGGGGTGGCAGTGGCACCAGAGACGGTGGCCCTAGCGGGATGGAGCGCACTAGCACCAATGCTGGGGCACCGAGGCTAATGGGCCTTGTGACACGCGTGCCCGAGAATCACGCCAGAGTGATAAGAAAAGTGCGGGCGCTCAACAAGGAGTATCTCAAGCAAGGGCTGGACGATCCCGACGCTTCGCTGGACGCCTGGGACGCATTTGACGACAAGGCTCTAGCAGACATGAGGGGGCTAGTTCACACCATCGCCCAAAGAGCGAGGGACCGTGGGAAGACGACCGACACACGCCCCAAGGTGATTGCTTCTGTGGCGAGCCAGTTGGTGGACAGGTTCTACGATGAGATCGCTGCACCTGAAGGAACCTCTCGTTATGACCGCAGCAGTGTCCGAACCATTGACGACTTGTGGCAGCAGATTGCAGACGAGCGCGGCTTGGACTATTCGGAGATCGCTGACAGAGACATTGTGGAGTTTCTGTAGGCATGACGCAGTGGCTTGTTCGTAAAGCAGCGCACCTAAGGAAGTTCAACCCTTATCACGACGACATCGGCCGGTTCACTACGGCTGATGGAAACACTACGGGGGCCGAGGGTGCCAACAAAACGGGGCGCAGCGCAGGCGCTGATAAGCCTGGTAGTAAGCGCAACCCAATCAAGACCTCTGATGTCAATGAGGCGATTCGTCACCTGGCTGATGGCAAGCATGTTGAACTGGAGTCGGTGGAGCAAGTGTCCACACTGCTTGTGGAACTCCGCAACGTAGTCAGAGAGGCCAGCGAAAGGGGCGACAAGGCTAAGACATACGACTTGTGCCGTGTGTCGGTGCCGGGCACCAACGTGTTCTGCGCTGAGCACAAGGGGATTCCGCGCATCAAGATGCCCCAGTTGAAGGGCGACCCCATCAAAGACTCAGTAGCCGACAAGATGCCGCGTAACAAGCGTGGGGAGGTCGATCTGGCCGAGCCATATGTAAAAGACTTGAAGAAGCGCGGGGTCAAGGTCACTCGTGAAACCGTCAAGGCGGCCCACCTGAAAGCCAGCCAGTCAGAGTTGGTGGGAGCCAAGGTGGCCGGGATGTTGCAGGCTGCTAAAGAAGGCAAGTTTGATCTGGACGTTGGCGAGGTGTTCATCAGCAGAGACGGCTATATCATTGACGGCCACCACCGCTGGGCCACAGTGGTGGGCATGGACGCTAGCGACGACGGGAAACTGGGTGGCCTGACCATGAAAGTGGTGCGAGTGGGCATCCCCATTTTGGAGGTGCTTCGTGACGCTAATGATTACGCCAACAAGATGGGCATTCAAGCCAAGGTGGGCAAGGCGCAGCCACACTGTGTTGGTTGCCAGACAGACTGGCTTGCCAGGAAGGCTGCGTTGCTCCGCAAGTTCAACCCGTACCACGACGAGTTGGGGCGGTTCACCACAGCCGGTGCCGCGCACACCATCTCCGGCGACCTTCCAGCGTCAATGTATGGCGGGGCGTCGCACCTCGCAGCACTTGCCTCAGCAAATGGCGGGTTCACGTTTGACCAAAAGCGTGGCAGGTTTCGCCGCTCCGGCAATGCAGTAGCCACCTTTGAAGAACTTGAAGCCCAGTTCTCTCTAGATGAGTGGGCGAGGTCTGGGCCGCAGAAGGTCAGAGAGTACATTGCCAAGAACCAGGGCGCTTTGAGCACCCCCAATGCCCATGTAGGGGCTTGGAAGGGCGAGCGCGGTGGTCAAGAGTGGGTTTTTTTGGATGTGTCAGCCGTTGTGAACTCGCACAAAGAGGCAGCCGATTTGTCTCGCTCCACCAACCAGCAGGCATTTTGGGATTTGGGGGAGTTCGTTGAGTACCGTCGCAAAGACGACAACCTCTATTACTCCTATGCGGACGGTGCATTCCTTGACCCCACTGAGGTCGGCAAGCGCCAAAAGAGTGGGGCGGTCTACTACATCACTCCGAGTGCAGCCAAGAACGACAGTGCCTTGAAGATGTTTGTGGAGGCAGTAGCCAGCGGCACTCCAGTTTCAACAAACTAATGGAGTGAGCAGCCTGGACGGGCTAGGCAAATAGGGCAATGGGCCTATTCCGTGCCGTGATTCGCAGCGTGTTTACACCAATCTCTATCAT